AGCAAGGTAAAGTATATTTAGTTTTTGACCATCAATTAAAGCGTAGTGAAATTATTGCAATGCGTAAAGATATTGTATTAATAACTGCTAAAATTCCTTTTTCATTACTTGGAAAAGATTACGATGGAGAAAGTTACTGTTTAATTTACAAAGTTGCTAAAGACAAAATTGTAAATAAAGAAGCCAAAGAATGGTTAGAAGATGGGCATACTTTAGAAGCAAGTGTAAGAATGCAATATGTAAATATTGAAACTGCATTTAATAGTAATGACCCAGACTATGCAAAACAAAAAGCTAATTATGATGAGTTTTTTCCCGCAATAGCTAATAAATCTGATTTTGAAGAAATTAGTTATTTTTGGGTAGTAAAAGAAGCAAAGAATGTTTATGAAAGCAGTTTAGTGTTATTTGGTTCAAATGGCGCTACTGGAGTAATAAGCAACGAAAATAAAGAAGAAGCCGATATAATCACTTCCGAAACAAACGAGCCGCCAAAAAGCACTCAAAAGAACAAAAAAAGTTATTATTCAGGATTAATTTAAAAATGTAAAAAGATGAAATTTAAACAATTTTTAGCTTCAAAAGGTATTACTGCGGAAAAGTTCGCAGAGATGGAAGCAAACGAGCAAGCAAAAATGCACACAGATTTTTTAGATAGTTTAGAAACTATTGGAAAATCAGAATTAGACGAGGTTAAAACTTCTATTAAAGATTTAGAAGCAAAAGGAGTTACTTCTGAGCAATTCGAAACTTTAAAATCAAATTTAGAGGAATTAGCTGAAAACTTAAAAGCATTAGAAACTGGTAAAGATGTTTCTGGCGATGGTTTTGCTGAATTAGAAAAAGGATTGATTGAAAAAGCAGAAGCAATTAAAAACCAAAAATCTACTGGTACAATTGCAAACTTCACAATTAAGGCTGTTGGTCCAGTATTAACTACTAACGTAACTTCGGCTGCAGGTGGTAATGTTGTTGCAATGACTCAATCAACTGGAGAAATTTACGCAACTAACGATAATCGTTTATTTGCTGAAAGCATTATGCAGGGTATGTCTACCGATGCAGACCAAATCACTTACATTGATGAAGTTGCTGGAGAGGGTGGTGCCGGAATGACTGCAGAGGGACAATCTAAATCACAATCTGATGTTGATTACGTAGAGCGTACTTTAGTTTTACAAAATGTAACACACTTCATTAAAGTGTCTACAAAAATGTTAAAACAACCAGCTTACATTGTTCAGGCAGTAAAAAACACTTTGTTAAGAAAATTACAATTGAAAAAACAAAGTCAATTATTAGCTGGTAATAATATTGCGCCAGAAATTAAAGGGATTAAAGCGTGGGCAACTCCGTTTAGTGCTGGGTCATTTGCATTAGCTGTTTTAGAGCCAAATTTAAACGATTTAATTCGTGTTTGTGTTGCTCAAATTCAAAATGTAGCCGATGATTTTTATCCTACTCACGCTATTATGTCGCACGATAGATTAGCTGGTATGGATTTAAAAAAGGCTTCTGATGGTCATTATGTATTACCTCCATTTTCTACTTTAGACAACAGATTGATTGCAGGAGTTAAAGTAATTGCTTCTAATGAATTTACTGATGCTGAATTATTAGTAGGTGATTTCACAAAAGCGAATTATGTTTATAGAGACCAAATCCAAGTATCTATTAATTTAGATGGAAACGATTATACTAAAAACTTGCGTACAATTTTAGCAGAGCAAGAAATTGGTTTATACGTTTCTTCAAATGAATCTGGAGCATTTGTTTTAGTATCTGATATTGATGCAGCTATTGTTGCAATCACTAAACCATAATTAAGTGCAAGTAAAGTTATTAAAGGATTGGGCGTCTTATAAAAAAGGCGCTCAAATCCAAATAACCGACGAAAGCGCAATTAAAAAAGGTTTAGAAATCGGATTATTCGAAGAAGTAAAAGGTAAAAAAGAAGTCGAACCAAAAGAGTAAAAGAAGATGCCAAACATAGTTACAAAAGCACATTTTAATAAACAGAATATTTTATATATTCCGTTGGCGAGTGAAGTGCCATTACCAAGTGCAGTTACTTCAACTCCAAACGATGGAACGTATATTGATAATTTGTGCATTGAAATTGAAAAAACTATTTTGGTTAATTCTTTAGGTTTAACAACTTATAACGAACTTCAATTAGCATTAGCTGACATTGATAATGTTATTTATGCTAAATATAAAAAATTGGTTCAAGGCGATGAGTATGATGGTAAAATATGGGTTGGACTTGAATATGATTTAAGTTTAATCGCTCAGGCGGTTTGGACTGAATATGTAATTCAGAAAAACACTAATTTATCAGCAGTTGGAAACGCTCAAGTAAATGTTGAAAAAGGTAGTTTAGTAACTCCGACTTATAAAATTGCAAATGCAAGTAATTCATTTATTAAACAATATCAAGGTGAAGTATTATTACAGCCTATTGTAAGCGGTAATTTTATTGATTGGTGTGGTAATAACAATGAAGTAGAAGTAAGTTTATATCGTTATTTAACTGATAAAAAAACAGATTTTACAGATGTTGATTTGTCTAAGTTCAGTTTTTACGAGCAAATAAATTCTTTTGGAATATGATAACTTTTGAGGAAAGTTTAGGTAAATTAATACTTCAATTACCAGTTGTAGCAATTGGTGATAAAGATTATCCAGTTAAATATAATTGGGGAACTCAGGAAGTATTAAATAAATATCTAATCACTAATAAAGAAAATTCATATCCTTTGATTTGGCTTATTAATGGTAGAGATACAAACGACAATTTAAGAAAGAATATTTCGAGAAATGCAAGAATTGTTATTGCGACTAGGTCAATGAATAAAGAAGAATTTAACGAGTTTCAATTTCAAACGTATTACAAAGAAATACTTTATCCAGTTCAACTGAATTTAATAAAAGCATTGGATAGTAGTGGGATTAGTAATATTGAAAATAATACTTACGATTCTGAATTTAAACCTAATTACTCGTTTCAAGACGATAACGGGACTTTAGTAGATGTTTGGAATGCAATTGTTATTGATATAGAAATTACGTTTACAACGGACAACCAATGTGCATTAAAACAAATAAAGTTTTAAATTATGGCAGACGAAAAAGAAAAAGACGAGTTTGTAAAACCCGTTACAAGAAAAGAACAAAGTTTCACTTTGTTAAAAGACTTTAAAACTTCCGAAAAGGAATTTAAAAAAGGCGAACAATATTCACACTCGAGCAAAAAAGTTATCGAGTATTTAAAAACAAATAAATATATTTAATTATGATGCAAGATGTAGTTAGAAATTTGAATTGTGGAGCTGCTAATCAAGGCGAGGTCGGATTAGGCTTAAAGCACTGCAAGCAAGATATTAAAAGAGCTGTTACGTTTCTTTTAACAGAACAAGGTTTTAAATTTGAGCCAGTTGGTGATTTAGATTTAGCTTATATTAATCAGTTAGTTCAAATCGGTAAAGCAAAAGTTTTACAAGGAGTTATTGAAATGACTGATAACACAGCCGAAGATACAATTATCACTCGTGCTGGTTCAGGAATTAAATCAGTAGCTGGTAAGATGCCTTACGAATACACCGCTACTTTTGATAATGGTTTAAACTTCCATAAAGCCTTAACTGCTTTAAGTTCAAATAAAGCATACGATATTACTATTTTTGATAGTAAAGGAGATATGTTCTTTACTGAAACAAAAGGCGGAGAATGGAAAGGTTTCACTTTAGGAATGTTAGAAGCTGGAAAATACACAATGAGTAATGGTACTGATAGTGCTTCTCAAATGGTTTCTTTCCAAATGATTAACAGAGCCGAATTTGACGAGCGTGTAACTTGGATTACTGCTGATAATTTAGATTTCGCGCCTGAGGATTTAGCGGATTACAACGATGTTACTTTATCATTAACAGCACCAGCGGCAGCGGCAACTACTTTATTAGTTCAGGTTACTTCTTATGCTGATAACAAAAAAGTATTCATTGATGGTTTAATTAAAGATGATTTCTTATTAACTAAGAATGGTTCGCCTACACCTTTAACTATCACAACATCTACACCAACAGCTAACAAAGGGGAGTATTCTTTAGTTGTTCCTGCTTGGGTTTTAGCAGATGAAATCTTTATTAAATTGTACGATTCAACATTGCCAGCTGATATTATCGATGCCGATGGGGTTTTATATAAATCAAATACAGCTACTACTGTAGTAGTTTAGTTTTTTTTAGTTAGTTTTTTTACCAAAAGGGCGGGTTTTAATAGCTCGCCCTTTTTTTAATATTTCAGTTATGGCAAAGACAGTTTTTGATTATATGCAAAATGTAAAAAAGGTAATTAATGATTTACCTAGAGAAACTGAAAAAATACTTAAAACAAAAGAAGAAACTATTTTAGATTTGAATCGTGATGATCAATTATTTGATTTAGGGATTAATTCAGATGGTGGGAAATTAAGAGAATACAAAGCAAGTACAGTATCGATTAAAAGAAGTCAAGGCAAACCATTTAACAGAACTACGTTATTTGATACGGGAGCATTTACAAACGCATTTAAAATAAAAATAAACTTTCCAAACTTTTCAATATTTTCAACAGATAGTAAAAGTTCAGATTTACAAGATAAGTACGGAAGTAATATATTTGGATTAACAGAAGAAAACCAACGAAAAACTAACCAATTAATAAAGACTGAAATTGAAAAATTTATTAAAAAATATCTTTAAAAAAGAAACGATAACCATTTATAGAACGTGTAGGGAAATGCCTTTAGTGAATTTTAGGGATTATTTATCTACTCAGGATCTTAAGTATTTTACTAAAGAACACAAAGAACATTCGGAACTAAACGAGGTTGTTTCTGAATTTTGGAATGAATATTTAAAATTGACTGATAATCGTGAAGTTTTAAATAGGTTTTCTACGATGCTGAAAATTGAGAAATTAATATCTAAATATTCGGTTTGCAGTTTAGTTTTAAAGTGTCTTTTTGAGTTCAATAGTAATTATCAATCGATGGATACTTTCAATGAATTAATTGAAATATTAGAAAAGAATAATTATCGAATTGATAGAAAAAAAGAAGTTTACGAGCAATTGGAGAAAGTTAAACAAAGATTACAAGGAATTGCTACTCAAATTGAACTACTAAGAAGCACAATAAAAGACAATGACGAAACAGAAGCGAAAAGTATTGAAAGCCAATTAATAAGCGTTTCTCGTGGTTTAGATTTGCATTATATGCTAGATATAACTAAATTAAGCGTTTTGGAGTGGATTGAGTACCAAAAACAGTTAAGAGAATACATTACCTTAAAAAACAAAAACAATGGCAAATAGTATTGAAGTTGTAGTATCTAAACAAGCTCTTGATGGTTTAGATGAATTATACAAAAACCTTGACAAATCGCATAAAAAGATAATTGAAATATCTAAGCAACAAATTGATTTTGCTGGCGGCACTTCTGTGAAAGGATTAGCAGATTTTAACGCTAAAATGAAAGAAGCGGTTACGCTTAATGAAAAGTTAGCAAAAGAGAATTTAAACCTTGAAGCTAATTTAAAAAAAGTTACCCAAGCCGAAAAACAAGCCAATGCAGAACGAGTAAAAGAATTACAATTACAAAAACAACGTGAGGTTGCAGTAGATAAATATAATACTCAGTTAGCCAAAGAAGAGCAAAAATTAGCGACTGCAAGCAATATGTATAATAAAGTTCAAGCCGAACTTAATAAATTACAATTTGCTTATCAGAATTTAGCGGTTAGACAAGCGCAAGGAATTAGTTTATCTAAAACCGAAGCGCAGCAAATGGACTATTTACGCAATAGAATCCAGATGCACGATAAAACCTTAAAGGCAGTTGATGCTACAATGGGTAAATATCAAAGAAACGTAGGTAATTATGCAAATTCATTTAATCCATTAAATAATTCTATTGCTCAATTAGGTAGAGAAGCCCCAGCTTTTGCAAATAGTATTCAGACTGGATTTATGGCTATTTCTAATAACTTACCTATTTTCTTTGACGCAATGGGTCAGGTTATTGCTCAAAACAAAGAACTGCAAGCACAAGGGAAACCAATTAAATCAGCATTAAGTCAAGTGTTTGGTGCATTATTCAGTTTTCAAACATTATTAAGCGTTGGAGTTACGTTACTGACTGTTTATGGAAAAGAAATTGTAGCGTGGGCTAGTAGTTTAATGGGAGCAAGTGAAGCTTTAGATGAATTAAATAAAAATCAAAAAGAGTTTAGTAACGCAAGGTTTCAAGGCAAAAAAGACGCTCAGGGCGACATTATTGAATTAAAGAAGTACTTAGCTGTTTATAATGATACTTCTTTATCTGTACAAGACAGAGAAATAGCTTATAAAAAACTATCACAACAATATGCTTATTATATTAAGAATGTTTCAGATGCAACTATTATTAATGGTAAATATTCTGATGGTGTAAATAAATTATTAATTGACCTTGAAAAACAAAAAGCACTTGAAAAAGAAACTAGTTTACAAGTAACAAATAAGCAAAAGTTAATAGATATTCAGAAAGAAATAGAACAAACTAAGGTAAAACTGAATTTAGCAAAAGAAAGCGTAAAGTCAGCAGAAAGTTTATCTTATGCAGAAAGGTCAAGAGCTGATTTATTAAATAGAGCATTAGATAAAGAAGCTAAGTATAAAACAAGTTTATTAAACCTAAAGAATCAAGAAGATTTATATCAAAAAGCTATAAATAAAAACGAAGTAGAAATAATTAAACTAACGAAAGATAGAATAGGATTAGAATATCAAGAGGATAAGCAACGTGAGAAAAAGAAAAAGGATTTAAAAGAATTAGCAGATTTACAAATTGATCAAGCCGACTTTTTAGCACGTGAATTTGAATTACGTAAAAAAGTATATGAAAATGCAATTGAAAATAATAAGTTAATTGCAGACGATGAAAAAAATACTTTAGCTGAAAGAATACAAGCTTATCAACTTTATATGTCTTTAAAAGAGCAATTAATTAAAGCTCAATTTGAAGAAGAAAATCGTGTTATTGATGCTGAGTATAAAAACCAGATTGATAGTGTTAATGAAGCTTATAATGAGCAAATTAAAGCTATTAATAAAGGCGTTATTGATGGAGGTGCAAAACGTATTCAAGCCGAAAATGAGAAAAACGACGCATTAAAAGCATTAGAGAAAAAATATTTTATTGATAGAAGCATTAGTTATGAGAATTTCGAGCAACAACAAAAGGAATTAAGGGACAAATACGCTAAAGAAGAAGAATACGCTTTAATTCAGAAATTCACTAAATTAAACGAAACTAACGAAATTCAGTTAGCGAAATTAAACGCTTTAAGAAATAGAAATTTTACGGGCGGAACATTAACACAAGAAACTCCTTTAAGTTCGTTTAAATCTTATTACGATGAAAAAAGCAAGATTGAAGAAGAAGCAAAACTAAAGTCTTTAAAATCAGATTTAGCAATCAATGAAGCTAAATTACAAAGTTTAACTTTTAACAACAAAACAGAAAGCGAGGAATATAAAAAGTTAACTGCTGAAAAAATATCACTTGAAATTCAATTACAAGATGTTATTGATGCGAATACAGATAAACAAATTAAAGAACTTGAGCGTTATAAAATAGCTGTTGAAAGCTATATGCAAAGTTTTGTAGATAGTTTTGGAGAACAAAGCGGTTTTTCTAAAATGTTTGACATTTTAAGCGGTAAAATTGAGGGATTTGGTAAAGATGCAACAGTTACGGCTTTGGCAGTTTCAGAAGCGTTTCAGCAAGCTTTTAATACTATTTCGGAATCTAGTCAAGCTAATTTTGAAGCGGAATATAATCGTTTAGAAATGCAAAAGAAAAATGTTATTTTATTTGCTGGAGAAGGAACGGAGGCAAAAGAAGAAATTGAGCGTCAATATGAACAAAAACGTAAAGAAATAGCTAGAAGACAAGCGGAAGAACAAAAGAAGTTGGCAATTTTCAACGCTACAATTGACACTATACAGGGTGTTGTTGGTGCGATTGCAAGAGTTGATTTATATCCTTATAACTTTGTTTTAGCGGGTTTAATTGCTGGGTTGGGCGCTGCTCAAATTTCGTCTATATCTTCACAACAAGTTCCAGCATTTTGGAAAGGTACAGATAATGCTCCTGAAGGTTTAGCGTGGACTCAGGAAAAAGGAGCTGAGGTTATTACTGATAAAAACGACAACGTTAAAACAATGGGTAATAATAAAGGCGCTCAATTAACTTATTTAAATAAAGGCGACAAAGTTTATAAGTCAAGACAAGACTATATCAATAAACAACTTATGAACGCTGGAATACAACCGATGAGAAGTGTAGTAGATAATTTTGCAGAAAATAATTCACTAACTACGAATGATTTTAACGCTGGAATTAGTAAATTAGCAAAAACAATGCAAAGCAATAAAGGTAGTAATACACAAGTGTATTTCAATAATAAAAGAATCGATACAGATTACTTTAAAGGACAAAGAGTATAATGGCAATAAACAATCCAATAGATACAAATTCATTTCGACACTTCTTATTAATTAGAGGTGTCGAATATGAAATACAAGAACCTGATAATTTTAATCAATCTAATTTTAAGATTGTTCAAGATGATATTGCTAGAGATACGTTTTTTGGTAATGAAGAATCACAGTTAGAATTTTCAATTAATTTTGGTGCGCCTACAACTACATTTATGGATAATGATGGTGTACTTATTTCTCATTTACCAAGTGGTGCAGAATTGCTAATTGAAGAAAATAAGAACTACGGTAACGAAGCCGATGTAAAACATATTCTTAAAAAAGACAATGTTAGTTTTACTACTGGAAACGTAGATTTTAACAAAGATTATGATAGTGATAACGAAACGTATGTAAAGTGTAGAATTATTCAAAATACAAATCAGGCTTTAATAAAAAAGCGTGAGGATATTACTATTGATTTATTAGCGACTAAAGATTTAGACGAAAATACAATATCTGCTATTCCGATACAACGAATGTATTTGAAAGCAAAGCCTATTTACAGAGAGAGTGAATGGACAAGAGGTCAAAGTAATTTTGTGCCTCCAGCTATTGGACAATTTAATATTTCTCCTTTTCAAGTTGTTAAAAAAGCGGAAATTGAAAATACATTAAGTTTTTTATCTCCGATTGTAGATACAAATGCAACAGATGAATTTGATGCAATGTCTTTAGTTCAGGCTAAAAACCAATTAACAGAAGTTAACATAGAAATAGATATAGAGTTTACTAGTTATGACAGACCACTAGAAAAACTATTAGTACATTCGGGTACTTTAATAGGTGGTACTTCAAACTCTTTTTTAATAGATATTCAAAATGTACCAGGTTATTACTCAAATAAATTAAACATTGTTTTTGATAATCCCGTTTTAGCAGCCGAAAGAATAGAGATTTGTTTTTTGCGTGTTTTTGGTGGTGGTAGTGTGGTGTTTCAAAAAGCTAAAGTTAAAATCTCAGCAGTAGAAACAGCTATATCTTCCGTAGGTAATGCCGTAAGGCAAATTGATTTAATTAAACAAACATATAAAGCAATTGGAAGTTTACCGGTTAATGTACCTAAATATGATATTGGAGGCGAGTTTTACGATAATTTTTGCTTTAATAAAAATCTAATTAGCGGAAATATTACAAGTCCTTTTTACACAAAATTAGAAGATGTAAAAGAAGATTTACAAGAGCAATGCGCCTTTTCTCAAATTAATGATAATGAAATATTTATAGGTCAATATGAGGATTTTTACCAAAATATTGATATGGGTGGCTTTTTAGAAGTTCCTGAGTATGAAAGCAGTATTTATAAAAACATTAAGTATCTAGTTAAAAAATTCGTATTTGGTTATGAAAAGTATGAGCAAGATAGAAACGAAAAAAATACAATTGATGCAATTCATACTAATTCTGAATGGTTTCCACAAACGCAAAACTCAATAAATACAAAGGATTTTAAATTACCTTTTTTACGTGATGTATTTTTGATTGAATCAGCTAGAAAGCAGGTTTTTTCAACAGATAACACTTCTACAAATGATGATGATAATATATTTAAAGTAGATGTAACTTTGTTGCCGCCAAACTCACGTAATAAATTCACTCGTTTATTGAATTGGCAAACCAACTCAGGAGCTGGAACAGTAACTATATTAACAGATAGTACGTTTAGTTGGACTCAATTAGGTTTTGTTGTTGGTGATGTAATTAAAATTGAAGGTGTGAACAGAACGGTTTTGTCTATGAATGAAACGTTATTAACAGTAGCACCAAATGTAAGCGTTGGAACAGGACCATCTTTTTTAACAATCGATTATCCGTTAACAAATGTTCTTTACACAAACAGAACAAATGAGGGTTTAATTTTTAGCGAAAACTTACGTAATTCGGATAATTTCGGAAACTTAAGATATTCTATAAAAAGAAACATGAAACATTGGTTTGCTGTTTTGTCTACTTATGGTAAATTCATATTAGATAAAAAAATAAAAAACACTTATTTTAAAGCGAATGGGGAATGTATAACACAATTTACTGGCGAACTAAACCCAATAAAAGAGAATGAGGATATTTTAATTAGTGAAATAGCTGATGAAAAAATATTAACTCAGGATATGTATAAAACCAGTGTTAAAATAGAATTTGAAGAAGCAGTACAATTATTAAAAGACATTCAAAATGTTAGAGGATTTATCAGAGTTCAAAACCCCAGCGGCGCAATTGTAAAAGGATATGTTCACGAAGGTAATAATGTTTGGAGCGATGGAATATTAGATTTACAACTAGAGGTTAAGAATGAAAGCGACTTTTTATTAGTTAATTTTGCTAGTGGAACTTTTACAATAAACGAGGTTGGATATAGCACAAAAACAACAGAAGAAAAAAGATACAACATTTATAAAGATTTTATACAATTCTTTGATGAAAATAATATAAATTTGTGTAATCGTACAAAATTTGATAAAGTGTCTTTAAACGGAATAACTTATACAAATATTGATGATTTAGTAAACGCATTAGAAATACTATGAATTTAGATACATTAGACAAATCATTTTTAAGACTAGTTACTGATTTTTCAGTAGCAAAGTCTGAGTTAATGGAAAATAGTCAATACGTTTATAAAGATGTTATTGTAATTTCTCCTAGTGAGAAGTTTACACAAATCAGTAATAGCTTAACCAACATCGCCTTTGACGACAGTTATATAGTTAGTTTGGTGGATTGCTCAGATAACGAGGTGTTGGATATTACTGATAAAATATATATTAATGAATTTCAAGACCATAACGGAGTTTATCAAATAGCTTTTGAAATTGCACCAATTCAACAAGATTTTTACTTTCAAAGGTTATTTTTAAAATTCAAGCATTTAGATAGTGATTTAACTGTTTGGAGTAATCCTTTTATATGTACTGATAATATTCATTCTGTTAGATTAGATTATAAGAATTACGCATATTATCAAGGTATAAGTTACGAAATTGCAAATATTTATCAATCGATTAGAATTGCTGGTTTTTTTAATTTACCTAGTTCAAAAGACACAACTAAAATAAGCACGTTAATAAATGGGGACATTCGAAGAAATAGAACAACTCAAGCTTTAGAATATACTTACAATATCGATGCTATTGATACGTTTGCGTTTGACCGATTAAGCGTGGCATTAAATAGCGAGGTTGTTTATTTAGATGGTGTTAGGTTTAAGGCTAGTGAAAATGTACAAAGTGATGAAAGACAAGGTTTAAGTAATCAATTTGCAACCACCTTTAAAGGACAGTTTGAAGCTAGAGATACTTATACTGCTGGTTATCAAATTAGACCAGCTTTTACAATACTGGGACTTTCTCCATTAGGTCTATACACTTTAGCGAGTATTCCACCAAATGGAGCAGCAGTTTTTACGCACGAAATATCAACTGCTTCAAATGTTCAATTATGGGATTATGACACAGATACACTTTTATTTACATTTACAATTTTTATAGCAACAAATTCATTTGATTTCGTGTTACCAGTTTTACCATTAGGCAATTACTTTATTACGTTTAATGCAGTTGATACTTTAGGGAATGTTATAAATGTAACGGATAAAGAAACTTGGAAGTTTACAATTGCAACTGGTGATTATGACCCATTGGATTATGATTCTACAGATTATTTCACAACATAAAAAAATAAAAAATGAGTACAAAATCAACAATACAAACATTAATAAACACGAATTTAGCAAGTGCTTCTTCTATCTCAGCAGTAGAACATAGAGCAGTTGTTGATTCTTTATTAAATGAATTATTTCCAGCAACTACTAACTATACTTTAGCGACTGGAGATTTTCAATACAATTTGAATTTTACTAAATCTGGTAATTTTTGTTTGGTGCAAGGTTTTTTTAAAAACGGTTCAGCATTTTCTATAAATGGGGAAAACTTATTTACAATTCCAAATAGTCTTTATTATCCAAAAGTAACGGTAAAATTATTTGGTTTTTTATCTACAACTCCAACAGGTAAAGGTTTATATTTAGGAAATACAGGAGACGCTTTTGCACCTAATCAGTTTAAATTGTTAAACGGAATAGGCGCGGGAGATATATTACAAATTAACTCAATATACATAGTAAACGATTAATTATGTCAAATTTAATACAAATAACAGATTTTACAAATAGATTTTCAGAAAATCTAATGCCAGTTGGTGCTACATTTACTGATGCTAACCAAACGAAAAATATAACTTCTGGAACTGGTGCCATTACTACTGGATTTGCAGATAATACCGACTATGCTTTTGAAGTTGTAAATACTTCATTTACTACAGTAGATTTAAACTTTAATTTTGGAAATACCTTAAGAACTCCAATAGGAGGACGAGAAGGTTATTTTATTTTTCAAATGTCAATTAAAGATGCAGTAGGTGGTGTAAATTCATTTTTACCTTTTGATTTTGAAGTGTTAATATTTAAAGACAACGTGCATACAGATAGCATGTTCGGAACTTTTGATGTTGATTCCGCTGAGTTTGACGATAAATGGGTAACTTTTGCACAAAATATATTTGTTTCTGGATTAGTTGGAAATGTAGATTTTGCTTTTAAAATAATTAACGACCCAACATCTCCAGCATCTACTGCGAATTGGTATTTCGGACAAATGAAGTTTGAACAAGATAATAAATCACTAGGAATACCTACACCTTTTACAATTCCTAAAGATTTCTTAATAAAAGAAAATAGCTTATTTATTTCAGAAACACAATGGGACGTTGCAGATGTTGGACCGCAAGTTGTGGCGAATGGTGGGTTTATTAATTTGTTTAGCTTAATAAATAATGCAACTGATAAAAACGTTGTAAATAGCGATACTTACGACCCGTTAAATATTGTTTCTAACTCTATAATTACAGATTATAAAGGTTGTAAAACGATTCATCTTATAAGAGTTTCATTTAATGTAATAGCTGGTACAGACCAATTTTATCAATTACAGATAAGACGAACTCTAGACGATTCAGTAGTTTATAGAAGTCAATTACAACGTAATGCAGACGAAACTATTCAAACGGTTGAAATGACAACTAGAACATTGTCAAATACAGACCCGTTTACAATAGATGGTTTTTACATTGCTTTTGTAAATAATTCTGGAGCAAGCGCAACCATTGACGATTCTTTAAGTGTTGTTATTATTTCGAACTATCAAAAAGCACAAAAACAGTAGTTATGAATACTTTAGAAATTAGAAAATTACAAAGTGGTGCTTTTAAACACGTCGATAGTATCGATGGAGAGTTTTTTTTAGGTAGATTTTCATTTAAAAATGAATTTGCTAAGGCTTTTTTAGTTGAAGCTTACGGAGCAAAACGTAGAGAATATG